ATACTTCTGGAATAGATGTAGAACATTCACTCTATCGGTTTTTGAATCAAAAGAATATTGTTTCAATTTCAAATCTTGGTCTTACGATGATTAAAGGAATGTCTGGAGAAAACGGAGGATACTGTCAGACATGAAAATTGCAATCTTTTATCATATAGCACAAATGGGAATGGGTGCTTTTGTATACCAACAGCAACTTCATAGATTATATACTTCTGGATTAATTGAAGTTGCAGATTACATTCATTTTGGAGTCAATGGAGACCAAGAACTTTTTAATATTCCAGAAAAAGCAATTATAAAGACAAATACTAATTGGAAAGAAGAAACAGAAACTCTTATAGACCTAAAAAATTTCTCCCAAAAAAATTTGGACTATAAGATTTTATATTTTCATATGAAAGGAGTAAGTAAAGAGACTCTTATTGGCAATTCTTGGAGACTGATGTTAGAGTATTTTGTGATTGATAAATGGAAAGAGTGTGTAGAATATTTGAAAGAATATGATGCTGTTGGAAGTAATATTAAAATTTTGGGAGCAACAACTTGGAGTGATGGAAGGCAATCCTGGGAAAGAGCAGGAACTCAACATTTTGTAGGAAATTTTTGGTGGGCAAATGCTTCTTATGTAAATACTTTAGATGATGAGTTTTTAAAAAGTGATTTTAGACTAGACCGTGAATTTTGGATTGGTACGGGAAATGGTAAAATGAAATCTTTATATCAACCAGAAGATTATGAACCTTATACACATTACTACAAAGAAATTGAGTATGTAAGATAAAAATTAAATCACAATCCAATCTTTTGGAATAATATCTTTTATACTATTGTTTCCAAACCATTTATTGGGTGAAATTATGGTAGAAGAATTGGATAACCAAGCACCCCACCAAGAAAAAGAAGAATTGGAAATAATATGTCCAGAGCATAAAGTCATTAAACATAAATCTATGGCATTATTAAATGGTGATATAAAAAATCTATTGGATTGAAAGAGTTCCTGTTTTTCACACCATTTAGTGTCATCAGAAAATACAATAACTTTTTTATTATTAAAGTAAGATAATGCTTTTGTGTAATAATCAATACCTAAAAATTCTTTTATGTTTATATAATCATTTCTTCTTATATGAAGAGATAAACAATCTTCAAATTTATTAATTATTTTTTTGCAAGGATTTATAATATTATCTTTAAATGTAAAATCCTCTTTTATACTATTTTTAATATGCTTAAAATATTTTTCTGTTTGAAAAAAACCACCTAAATTAATATTGTCTGGACAATTGCTAAATAACCCAGAATCAAAATAAAAATCGGTTTCCACTATAAGTGGATAATTATCTGGAACATATCCAATATATTTTAAAGATTTAAGATTAAATAATTCAAATAACTGATGGTCGTAATATGGTTGCCTAAAATTACTTGGAGGAATACACCAATCATAATTATGTTTTGCCGCTATTCCTCTTAAAGCAGCATATTGAAACATTTGATTACCAAGTCTTCCGTGTCTACCAAGTCCATTAAATCCAATCATTAAATCATTTTAATTTACAATATATATTAGAAAATTATGAGACCTTGTGGAGAATGTACTGCATGTTGTACTTGGTTAATTGGTGATGCTTATGGGTGGGAATTTGGAAATGGAAAATCTTGTAGATTTTTATGTGAAAAGGGTTGTAGTATTCATAAGATACGACCAGAAGCATGTCAAAAATATTTCTGTGCTTGGTCACAAGAACTCATAGATGAAGAATTTAGACCTGATAAATGTGGAGTATTAATTTCTGTAGAACAAAATGAAAATGGTCAGTATCTTAAAGCATTAAAGATAAAAGATGAAATAAATACAGATATAATAGAGTATTTACAAAAATGGAGTGAAAAAATGAACACTCCTATTGTTTATCTTTCCAAAGTTATAGATTGAGAATTCCAAATGCCAAAAGAAAATATTAATTATAGTTTTACAGAAAATGGAGTTGTCTATGATTTTTATGATGTTTTTGTTCCTGTTGAATTGTTTAGACAACCTTCTTTGTGGGTTTGGGGTCTAGGAGATGGTGGATTAAATGCTTTAAATACTGACACTAATAGAAGAACTACTCCAGTGACCACATTTGCTGGAGGAACAAATTGGAAACAAGTTGGCGGATCTGCAGCAATTAAAACTGATGGAACCTTATGGGTTTGGGGTGGTAATGGAGGAAGACTTGGAACAAATGATACTGCAAATAGAAATACTCCAGTTACAACATTTGCTGGTGGAAATGATTGGAAACAGGTAGATGCTACTAATTTTTATGGTTGTATGGCAGCAGTTAAGACTGATGGAACCTTATGGGTTTGGGGTACTAATTCAAATGCACAATTAGGAACAAATGATAATATAACAAGAAGTACACCAGTCACTACATTTGCTGGAGGAAATGATTGGAAACAAGTTAGTTTGTCTAATACTGCAGTAGCAGCAGTTAAGACTGATGGAACCTTATGGGTTTGGGGATATAATAATGGAATTAGACTTGGAATATATGATGGACCAACCATAGTATCTACTCCAGTCACTACATTTGCTGGAGGAACGAATTGGAAACAAGTTAGCATGTCAGATAGTGATTCCGTTAAAGGAGGTGCCGCAGTTAAAACTGATGGAACCTTATGGTGGTGGGGTCTTGTCAATTTTGTTCAACTTACAAGTACCCCAGTTACCACATTTGCTGGTGGCACAGATTGGAAACAAGTTGCACTAACCAAAGCAGTTAAGACTGATGGAACTTTATGGACTTGGGGGAATACAAATGGAACTCCTGTGGATACTACTATTGCTACACCAGTCACTACATTTGCTGGAGGAACAAATTGGAAACAAGTTGCTTTTGATGGTGTTCACCATGTAGCAGCAGTTAAGACTGATGGAACCTTATGGGTTTGGGGTGATGGAGGTGAAGGAAAACTTGGAACAAATGATACTACATCTAGAAATACTCCAGTAACCACATTTGCTGGAGGAAATAATTGGAAACAGGTTCATACACATACCGGTACTAACACGGTTGCAATAAGATATGATAATTTTAATATATGAATTTTAATCATGTAGCGTTACCAAATCCTGGGGTAACGATTGGTCAACTCCCAGAAGATTTGTATGAATTAGTAATGAATGAAATAAATGAAATTTCTTTGACATTTGATAGTCATTTAAGTTATAATAGTGGTCTTGTAGGAAATATTGAAAAACAATATGAACTGAATAAGTCTATTTCAGTTTTACAACCATATTTAAATGCAATGTGCAAATCATACACATCGTATTGGAGTTTCTATCAAAAACAAGAAGATTTTAATCTTACACATTTATGGGTTAATTTTCAAAAAAAGAATGAATTCAATCCGGTTCATCATCATAGTAGCACTTTTAGTTTTGTTTGTTGGTTAAAGATTCCATATAAGATTGAAGAAGAATTAAATGCTTCTCATGTAAAAGACACAAAAGCAAAGGCAGCATCAACATTTCAATTCATTTATCCAAATATTTTAGGACAAATCACTTTAGAAACTTTATATGTAAATGCAGATTGGTGTGGTAGAATAATATTATTTCCTGCACATTTATCTCATTGCGTATATCCATTTACTACAAGTGATGATTATAGAATTTCTATTTCTGGCAATTTAGTATGAAAAAAATTCAAGTATTTTTAAGACATTGTTATTATTCGCATTTACAATATTCAAACAATAATCGTCCTGAATGGTGGGATAAAGAAAAAGTATTTAATAATTTTAAAAAAACACTCAACAAAAAAACTACAGACTACACAATCATCTATGATAAACATCATGGTGAAAGAGCAGATACATTTTTAAAAGATGAAGAGAATGTTTACGAAATTGATTGTGGAAAAGAGAGTTTGAGTTTTATTGAAACATTAGATTATATTCTTACTCAAAATTTTGATGATGATACAATCATTTATTTTTTAGAAGATGATTATATTCATCGTCCAGATTGGGATAAAATTTTAATAGATGGATTTAATCTTCCAGTTGATTATGTTACCTTATATGACCATGGAGATAAGTATCAAGAAATGTATAAAGATTTTATGACTAAAGTTCTTCATACTGAATTATCTCACTGGATTCCTACTCCTTCTACCACAAATACTTTCGCTACAAAGTTTAAGACATTAAAGGAGGATTATATCATTCAAAAGAAATGGTCTGTGGGATATGAACCAAGTGCAGACCATGCAAAGTTTATTGAGTTGAGTCAAAGAAAAAGAATTTTAATTTCAGCACTTCCTGGATATTCAACGCATTGTCAAAAAGAATTTTTAGCACCTTGTATTGATTGGGTGAAATACTTATGAAAATTATTTTCTGTGCAGAAAATAGAAATAATAATTGGACGGAAGATTTTTTAATAAATGAATTTTTTAATTATGAATATGTTTATGAAAAAAATTTAAATAATATAAATTCTTATAAAGATATATTAGTATTTTCATCACCAAGGCATTCGTTTGATGATGTTTTAAATTTAGTGAAGAAAATTTCACCAAAAATTATTGTTAATCTATCAGACGAATTTTATGGTTGGGATTTTGATAATTTTAATATTTTAGGCAATTATTGTGACATTTATATGAGGGAATATCATTATAAAAATTATAATTACACATCAAATACCATACATATTCCTCTTGGTTATACAAATGACTTGATAAAATATAAAAAGAAAAATATCAAATCAAATGATAGAAAAATTACTTGGTCTTTGTTTACAAATCATTTGAATTATGATAGATTACAATTAATTTCTTGTTTTAAACAATTGAAAGGTGGATTTTATGGAAAAAATATGAATAAAAAAACTTTAAGTAATTTTTATTCAAATAGTGTATTTTCTCCTTGTGGAAGAGGTCATTCAAATTTAAATTGTTTTAGGTTATATGAAGCAAGTTTATTTGGTTCTATTCCTGTAGTTGTTGGAGACCCCGATGAAATAAAACAAACATTTTTTTATGAAGACAATCCTCCGTGGATTTTTTCACATTCTTGGGAAAATTCAGTAGAGTATTGTAAATACCTACTAAATAATGCTACAGAATTGTTAAGTATTCAAGAAAAAATAGAAATTTGGTGGAGCAAAAGATTATTTGATGTTAAAGTTAAACTTAAAAATTTTTTATAATTTTATATTGATTGGGGAAAAGTACTTATGAAATTGGTACAAATTGGAGCAAACAAAGGAAATGATGATTTGGCAAAATTTCTAAAAAGGTCTAATATAGATATAGAATTTGGATTATTTGTAGAAGCAAATTCACTTCATATTCCAGAATTAACAAAATGTTATGAAAAATATCAAAATGTAATTATTGAAAATGTTGCCATTAAAACTAAAAGTCACTTAAATAATACGTTACAATTTTTTTATCCAACAAAAGATTCTCCAGGTTATGGTATAGCTTCGTGTAAAAAAGAACACGTAGAAAAACATATTAGAGATTTATATTGGTTAAGAGGAAGTGAGATTAAAACATTTACTGTTCCTTGTATTACTATTGAAGAATTATTTAAAAAATATAATATTATTGAATTGGATTGGTTATTATTAGATGTTGAAGGTATAGATGCTGAGTTACTTCTCACAACAGAATGGAGTAAATATAATATAAGAAAATTTGAATTTGAAAATATACATTTTAATAATATTGAAAAAGAAAGTATTCATAAAATGTTTTCAAATTATGGATATGTAAAAACAATTTCTTTAAACCCTTTTGATGAATCATGGATTAAAAAAGAAGAGGTAAAACAAATGAATGTAACACTTTATTCAATTTGTAAAAACGAAGAGAAAAATATTGAAAAGTTTCTTGAGAACTCTAAGAAGTTTTCTCATACTATAGTAGTAGATACTGGAAGCACAGACAATACAGTTAAATTACTTAAAGAAGCAGGTATTGAGGTTTATGAACATCCTCAAACTAAAGAAGAGTTTGATTTTTCTGTGGCAAGGAATACTGCATTATCATATGTAAAAACTGACTGGGCATTTTCATTAGACTTTAATGAAGATGTTGATGATTTATTTTTGGATGGTTTAGATATCATTGAAAATGAGTTTACGAAATTTAATCATTTAAGATTTGATAAAACCGAGAATGATGAATCAAAACAATCATTTGAGGTTCATACTAGATTTCATAGAACAAAAAATTATAAATGGACAAATGCTGTTCATGAAATTCCAGTTTTTATGTCTACAGAAGAATATCCAGAAGAAGTTAATGTAGATACTACTATCAAAATCACTAAAAAAATTCATAAAACAATTTCAAAAGAACTTTTTTATCTTGATATTTGTGAGAGAGAATATAAAAAAGACCCAAGCAATTGGTATTATATTTGGTTTATTTTTAATCACTATTTTATGGTTTCTAATTATCCAAAAGCACTTGAGATGGGTCAAGAGTATTTAAATATTTCAAAGGCATATTTTGATACATTTAGAATACTTGCCTTTATTAAATGCAGTATTTGTTTAATTAAACTTAATGATGTTTCAAAAGGAGCAAATTATGCTTTTCATGCTGTTAGTGAAGCAATGAACCTAGGTGAACCATATTTGTCTCAGGCATTTATGCATTTAAATCAAATTTCAAAAATTGTAAATAATCCTAATATTACAATTTTTGCAACTGGATTTAATTCTGAAACTTTACAATCACCTGAAAGATATCAGGCAATTGATGAGTTATATCAGTCAAAATTATGAAAGTTACAGTTCCAATATCGGTAGGAGAGTTAATTGACAAGATTACGATTCTTGAAATTAAAGCAATTTTTACTGATGACAAATTTGTTCATAAAGAATTAGAGGAATTAAATAAAATTAAAAGTACTATAACTCAATATACTTTAGACTATGAAATTAAACTTAAAACAGTAAACGAAACACTTTGGAAAATTGAGGATAAAATTAGAGAGAAAGAAAAATTGCAACAGTTTGATGATGAATTTATTGAGTTGGCAAGAAGTGTTTATAAAACTAATGATGAAAGAGCAAGAATCAAAAATAGTATAAATCAATTATGCAAATCTGAATATAAAGAGATAAAAATTTATGAATAATTTTGTGAAATTGGCATTAGAAAATGGCGGAATTATTAAACCTTTACTTATTCCACCAGAAAAACTTTCTGGACCTTCCTGTATGAATCCATCTGTCCTTGTTGTGGATGGAAAAATATTAGTAAATATTCGTAATGTAAACTATACATTATATCACTCTGAAATGAATGTTTTTGAACATACTTGGGGTCCATTAGTTTATGTTCATCCGGAAAATGACCTTCATTTAAGAACTACAAATTATATAATGGAGATGGATGATGAGTTAAATATGATTCATCAATCAAAAATAGATACATCAAATTTTGACACGTATCAACCTCAATGGGAGTTTGTTGGATTAGAAGATGTTCGGTTAATTGAATGGAACGGTAAAATTTATGGAATTGGTGTAAGAAGAGATTTGGATACTGTTGGAACAGGAAGAATGGAACTTTCTGAACTTGAATTTTCTCAGTCTATAGTTAAAGAAGTTTCAAGATATAGAATTCCTGGTCCACCCCCAGACAATGAATATTGTATGAAAAATTGTACTCCAATCCAGGATAAACCTTTTACATTATTAAAATGGACAAATCCTACAGTATTAATGAAATTTTATCCTGATGGTAGAGATACTGAAGTAGTTACAACTAATGAATATAAATCTGGATATGCTGACATGAGAGGGGGTTCTCAGGTTATTAAATATAAAAACGGTTATATTACTTTAATTCATGAAACTTATTTGTATCGTTCAGAACAAGATAGAAAAGATGGTCATTATAAACATAGATTTGTAATCTGGGACAACGAGTTTAAAGAGCAAAAATTTTCTGAACTATTTTCTTTTATGAATATGAAAATAGAATTTTGCTGTGGAATGTCTGTTTACGGAAATGATTTTCTTATAAGTTTTGCCGTACAAGATAATGCATCATATATACTAAAAATACCACAAACTTTTATTGACAATTTTATAGGTTTATAAAATTATGCTTTTAAATTTTACCGAGTTGAAAACAAAATATAACGCAAATATAATTGGTATTATACATATTGGAGCACATTATGGAGAAGAGATTAAAGACTATATTGACAATGGAATACAAAAACTTTTGCTATTCGAACCTCTGGAAGATAATTATAATATTCTTTTAGATAGAATTAATGGATTGAATGCTAATATAAAATTACATAAGGTTGCTCTAGGTTCAGAAATTAAAGAAGCAACTATGTATGTAAGTGATAACGAAAAGCAAAGTAGTTCGATATTGAAACCAAAAAAACATTTAACACATCATCCGGACGTATATTTTCCAGATATGGAGAATGTTGAAGTGAATATCTTAGATAATTATGACACCTTTGAATATAATTTTATTTCAATGGATGTTCAAGGATATGAATTGGAGGTTTTGAAAGGTGCAAAAAATTCCTTAAATAGTATCGATTATGTTTATTGTGAAGTCAATAGAGATGAAGTGTATGAAAATAATGCTTTAATAGAAGAAATAGATTTATATCTATCTCAATTTGGTTTTACCAGGGTTGAAACTGATTGGTCTGGTGGAATATGGGGAGATGCTTTTTATGTTAAAAATTTTTTAAATGATTATCAAAAATGTTTATCTAGAGTAAATTTTGATTCAAAATATTCTCTATTGTTTTTAGATGTTGGGTGTAATATTGAAGATGAAATGGATGATTTTACTGAAATGTTTTTTAAAAAATACAAAAATTCAAATTGTGTAGCAATAGAACCTGTTTTTTATAAAAAATATGAAGAAAAATGGGGTAATGATTCAAGAGTAACTCTTGTTAAAAAAGCTTTAAGTAATAACTCGTCAACTAAAATTTTATATTCACCTCCAGTTTGTAATGGATTGTCATCTTTTTATAAAAGGGATTATTTTAATGGTAATTATAATGAACTTTATATTGAATGTTTATCTTTAGATGATTTGTCTGTCGATTTAAATATAAATTATATTGATTATCTTAAAGTTGATACGGAAGGTTCTGAATTTCCAATTTTAATGGGGAGTATTAATTTGTTAAAAAATAAAAAAATTAATTATATTCAGTTAGAATATGGTGGAACATATAAAGATGCCAATTATACTGTTTTAGATGTTATAACCTTTTTACTTTCATATAATTATGAGTTAATTTACTATACTGGAGATTGTTATAATAATAATTCTTCTGGAGAATTATTATTTAAATGTATGTAGGAGAAAAAAATGATTTCAATGAATAAACTTGGGTCAATGGGAAGACTCGGAAACCAAATGTTCCAATACGCAGCATTAAGAAGTCTTGCGAAAAAATTTAATTATGAATACTGTTTGCCATATTTTGAGGGAAGTTTGTGCGGAGAAGATTTAACTTTATTCGATTGTTTTGAATTGAATGGGGAGAAAAGAAGAAATACAAATTTATATGAAATTAAGTTAGATACATTATCTTTTGATGAAAATATTTTTGATAGATGTCCAGATAATGTAGATTTGATTGGTTATTTTCAGGATTCAAAATACTTCGAAAATAATTCAGAAGACATAAAGAAATCATTCAAATTCAAAGAAATATTTTTTGATCTCGCAAAAAATTATTTTTATTCTACTTTTGGAGATGAAGAAATTATATCTTTACATATTAGAAGAGGTGATTATTTACAGTTTCCTCATCATATAGTTCAAGATAAAGAATATTATGAAAGAGCATTAAAATTTTTTAATAAAAATTTAAAAGTGCTGATATTTACAGATGATATTGAATGGTCTCAAAATCAAGATATATTTAAATCACAAAGATTCTTTTTTTCTACAAATAATAATAGTGCAGTTGATCTTTGTATGCAAACTTTTTGTAAATATCATATTATATCAAACTCTACTTTTAGTTGGTGGGGTGCTTGGTTATCAGATAGTAAAAAAGTAGTAAAACCTTCTGATTGGTTTGGTTCAGAATTAAGTAATTATGAGAATTTTCTTCAAGTTGATAGTTGGATTTCTATATGAATGATACATTAAAAATATTGTTCTTTGGAATTTCAAATAGAGAATCAATTTGGGAATATGATTATATTCATAATGAGTTTTTTTCAGATTGGGATAACACAAATGATTATTTTTTAACACTATCTGAAGTTAAACAAATAAACTCTAAGTTTGATGTTATTGTATATTTTTGTAGAGATCCAAATAATTATCCGTGGGGATATATACCAACTTATGAACATATTTTAGAATGTGTCCAAATTACAAATCCAAAAATAGTTATTCAATTATCTGATGAATTTATACATGAAAATCTTCAAGAGCACAATAAGTTGGCAAATTATTGTGACTTATTTTTAAGGCAATATAATCATAAAAATTATTTTTACGAAAAAAATACAACACACATACCTATTGGATATAGGAATAACTTTAACACTAAAGAAAAGTGTATTAAAAAAATTAAAGATAGAAAATATAATTGGAGTTTTTTTGGTACTTACAAGTCTGATAGAAAAGAATTAGTTGATATATTTTCCAATATTTCAAATGGAAAATATATTTTACGAGATGAAAGTTGTTCAGATTTAATATCATCAGATGAATTAGTTGATTTTTTTATTGACTCTATTTTTATTCCTTGTAGTAGAGGATGGTCAACTTTAGACACTATGAGATTATATGAATCATCTATATGTGGTGCAATACCAATTGTTGTTGGAACAAAAGAAGAAATTGAATTTGTGTTTAAGTATGAAGAAAATCCACCTTGGTTATTTTTTGAAAGTTGGGAAGATGCTTGTAAAGAATGTTTGAATTTATTGGAAGACAAAGAGAAACTGCAAGAAATTCAAGATAAAGTTTTACTATGGTGGGAAAATAGAATTTTTACAATAAAACAAAATATAAAAAAACATTTTATTAACAGTTATGAGCAAAATAAATTAAAAAATTTTCCTCCAGTTAACTTTATAAGTATTGAAGAATCTGAGGATAGGAGGAAAGTTTTATGTGAAAATTTTAAAAAATATGAAATTACTCGGATAACTCCTCATATATACAAAAAATACAATGATGATTATCATAAAATAGTTGGACGTGATGTTGATAATATGATACCAAAACATCATAGAGGTCCAGTAACATCACATTTAAAAGCAATTAAAGAGTGGTACGAATCAACAGATGAAGATTATGCGTTTTTTTGTGAGGATGATTTGAGTTTTGAGTCAATTAAATATTGGAATTTTACTTGGGAAGAATTTTTTAATAGATTGCCGAAAAACTGGCAATGTGTTCAGTTATCTTTTATTACTACACAATTACCATATATTGAATATGTAATAAAAGAATATAATAATTTGTTTAGATATAGAGACTGGGGTGATTGGTCTTGTTGTTCTTATTTAATAAAAAGATCTCATGCAAAAAATATAGTAAATAATTATTTTAATGGTGATAAAATAATTTTAGAATATAAGGGACACGATTGGGAAAAAAGATTACAATCCCATAAAAGTTGGTCGATACCTTGTTCAGAAACAATGGTTTGCACTTATTTTTATGAAGATACAATTTATATTATGCCACTATTTTTAGAATCTATAGATTTTTCAAGTACTTGGTCTGATGATAAATATGATAGTAGAGATAGTGTTCATAATTTTTCACATCATATAATACTAAATTGGTGGAAAAATACTGGTAAGTACTTAACTATAGATCAAATATTTGAATCAAAATAATTTTGAGGTAATGTATGAATGAATTGATTGATTTTTCTTTAGATACAGAAAATGGAGAAAAAAATTATAATCTGGCAAAATGGTATGAATCTCAAGGACAAACTGCAGCAGCACATACCTATTATTTAAGATGTGCCGAACGGTCTGAAAACTACCTTTTATCATATTCGGCATTAATTAGAGCGTCATTTTGTTATAAATCTCAAGGTTCAAGAGATGTTACAGAAAAAGTACTTCTTGAAAATGCTTTAATACTAATTCCAGAAAGACCGGAAGCATATTATTTTATTTCATTATTGTATGAAAAAAAACAAGATTGGCAAAATTGTTACATCTATGCGGATTTTGGATTAAGATGTGATTTTTCTCCATTGGACTATATTCCTGAATATGGAGGAAAACATCTATTGATTTTTCAAAAAGCAGTTGCGTCTTGGTGGTGGGGTAAAGGAATGGAATCCAGAAAATTATTTCATTCTCTTGTTGATAACCATTGGGAACTATTAGATGAAACTCATAAGAAATCTGTAGAAAGTAATATTGCAAGATTGGGTTCTGGTCCAAAATCTCAAGAATTTGTTTTTTATAAAAAAGAAAATTATTATAAGTTAAGATATAACTTTCCGGATTCTTCTTCAATAGAACATAATTATTCTCAAGTTTTTCAGGACATGTTTATTCTTTCTATGACAAATGGAAAGAAAAATGGAACTTTTCTTGAAATAGGAGGATCAGACCCATTTAGAGGTAATAATACTGCACTTTTAGAAAAAAATTTTGATTGGAAAGGAGTTTCTATTGAATATGATAAAAAATTTATTGATAATTATACAAATAATAGAACTGCAAAATTAATACACGACAATGCATTAACAATAGATTACAATAAACTTCTTCAAGAGAATTTTAAAGATAATGTTATTGATTATCTTCAACTAGACATTGAACCAGCAAGAAATACATATGAGTGTATGCTAAAAATACCTTTTGATGAATATAAGTTCGCTGTGATTACTTATGAACATGATTATTACATTGATATAACTAAGTCTTATCGTGATAAATCAAGAGAATTTCTTAAAAGTAAAGGTTATGTGATGATTGTAAATGATATTTCTCCTGATGGACTTAGTAATTTTGAAGATTGGTGGGTTCATCCTGATTTAGTAGATAAAAAAATTATGAATATTATGAACGATGTATCAGATAATATTAAAAAAGTTGATGACTATATGCTCAGTAATGATTATTATGCTGAATTTGATACTGATAAGTACTTAAGAGAAAATTTTTTTCCGGACTTTTCTTATAAAGGAGTAATGGTTGAAGTTGGCGCAGGTCCACCGACATTCATCAGTACTTCTAAGCATTTTAGAAACAATGGATGGAGAACGATTTGTATTGAACCAAATCCAAAGTTTGTAAAACAGCATAAAAAAGAAGGAAGTGAAGTCTATCAATATGCGTGTTCAGATGAAGAAAATAAAACTTCATTTGTAATTAACTACAATAATGATAATTGGTATTCTCAAGAAAACGATGGAGTTAGTTACTCATCCTTAGGAATTAGATATCAAAATATTCCAGAACACAACACTCAAGAAACAATTGAGGTTAATACAATTAGACTTAATACTTTACTAGAAAAAATTAATGTAGAAAAAGTTGATATTCTTTCTATTGATGTAGAAGGATGGGAACTTGATGTATTGATGGGATTTGATCATATTAAATATGATCCTAAAGTAATTGTTTTAGAAAACTTTGAAAATAAAGTTGAATATGAAGTTTTTATGAGTGAAAGAGGATATTATAAAAAAACTTCTCTTGGTTATAATGAAATCTATGTGAAGATTCAAGAACAAAAATTTTTTGAAATTAATTCAAATTTACAATCAACTTCTTGGATTGTTGATAATTTTTATGAAAATCCAGATGAAATAAGAAAATTTGCATTAGAACAAGATTATGATATTGGAGGAATTGGTAGAGGATACATTGGAAATAGAACTCATAAACAATTTTTATTTCCGGAACTCAAAGAAAAATTTGAAAATGTAATGGGTAAAAAAATTACTAAATGGGAAGAATATGGGATGAACGGTAGATTTCAATATTGTTGGTCAGGTCAACCATTGGTATATCATTGTGATAGTCAAAAATGGGGAGGAATGTTATATCTTACTCCAAATGCTCCATATCAATGTGGAACAACTTTATATGCACATAAAAAAACCAGAGCTAGAACTTATTATGATCAAGGATGGAATTCATCATGGATAGATGTTCCTGGAGATTGTCATCTTGATGGTACACCTTTTGAACCAGTAGATGTTTTTGGGAATGTTTATAATCGTCTTGTCATATTTGATGCGAGTTGTATACATTCTGCTTCAGAATATTTTGGAACAGTAAAAGAAAATTGTAGATTATGGCAAATGTTCTTTTTTGACGCAGATTAAATAACTTGACATAACTTTTTCTTAACTCTATAATGTAAAAGACACTTAAATTTTTTTATGAATTTTTCTGTATACTCAAAAGAAAATTGCCCATACTGTGAAAGAGTAAAAAAAGTTTTTGATATGTTAAATATTCAACATAAAATTTTTACTTTAGACAAAGATTTTGTTAAAGAAGAATTTTATTCTAAGTTTGGAAAAGGATCAACTTTTCCCCAAGTATTATGTGATGATGAGATAATTGGGGGGTGTGTAGAAACAATTAAGTTCCTAAAGGAAAACAAGTTTGTATAATATAAATAACTCTGAAGACTACATTAATCGTGGTTTTGAATTTTTACTTGATGGAGGAAGAAAGCAAACTAAACCATTTCAAATTATCTTTAAGAAGATAGTTTGCTTTCTAAATCGGGAAGTATCTATCTCCTTTGAACTTTCCTTAAGAAAAAAGGAAAAAACCAATCTTTTGGAGAACAACCATGTTAGCAGTTAGTCTAGTATTTGGTTCATTTCTTACAGTTTTATTTTTTATTGTTGGATTAATTGTTGGATGGGTTATAAGAGAATATATGATGAATTATAGAGAGTTTCCAAAAATGCATCCAGAATTTTTTGATAATGAAGGAAATATCATCTCTGATGAAATAGTATCTCTTAAAGTTGAACCTGGATTTTATGATGAATTTTTAGAAGAATATAATGAATCTCTTGAAGATGATGAAGACGAAGATAAAAATGAGTAATATATAAAATAATAAACACATATCATATTGAAATTATTATGCCTACAAAAACTGTTGTTACAAAAAAATCTGTTGGTACAAAATCAAAAGGAAGTAGTATTGATCTTCCTGCAAATCCTTTTATTTTTGAAATTTTAAATCTTACATCAAAACAAAGAGTAACTTCAAAAAAAATTGAAATTTTAAGGAAGTACGAACACCCATCACTTAAATCAATTTTTATTTGGAATTTTGATGAAAGTATTGTATCTGCTCTTCCTCCTGGAGATGTTCCTTATGCTGCACTTGAAGAGCAAAATTCTTTTTCAGGTACACTAAGTGAAAAAATTGATGATGCTGTATCTAAAATGAAAGAGATTGAATCAAATTCACTTGGGTCTCAAGATCAAGGTAGATCTAGTATTCGTAAAGAATATGAAAAATTTTATAATTTTGTTAGGGGTGGAAATGATGGACTAAGTTCTCTTCGTAGAGAAACTATGTTTATTAACATTCTACAAGGTCTTCATCCTCTTGAAGCAGAAATTCTTATTTTAACTAAAGATAAAAAACTACAAACAAAGTATAAAATCACCAAAGAACTGGTAACTGAAGCATATCCTGATATTAAGTGGGGAGGTCGTTCATAAGATGAGTAAACTTCGTGATGTTATAGAAAAAGCAAAAAATACAGAAGAGCATATGGAATATTGGACACCAACAGAAAAAGAAACATGTAAATCACGATATGGATGTGATATTTTGCTGGAAAATGGTTCTTATGCTGAAGTGTGTACAAAAGAAGCACCTAATGATGCTTATATTATTAAATATCTGGTAGAAAATAAAATTTGTTTTGACCTAACTAGAGGAACACGAGTTCGTTTATTTGATATGTATTGGGATAAGTTTCGTGAAAATTTGAAGAGTATTGAATTTGGATACGGTAGATATAATCCAAAACTTTGGGGTTATTCAAAATCTAAAAACAAAAAGAGAAAATGAATTTCAAGAACCCGGAAAAAAAATTCCGGGTATTTTTTTGTCTCTTAAGATTTTATAAAATTGTATTTTTTTACCAAAATTTGCTAAATAAAAAGGAATGGTCTATAATGACCTTACGTTCATCTCAGGAAACTGAGACGCAAGTAGGACGGCGGAACGGAACGTTCATTTGCTATTTGTGAATAGCAAACGCAAACCGCCCGAAGGAACGGGATTTACAATCTCATTCTGGAGGAAAATCCTAATGGCAAAAGTAACTTATAGGGGTGTTTCTTATGACACCAAAATTTATCATCAACAAAATCAAACACAAAATCAAAATTTTGATTTGAATTATCGTGGTATTCATTATAATACACAAGTTCAACAACATCAGCAACCACAGCAATGTAATTTGAATTATCGTGGTATTAAATATGTGAAGGAAATTAACTGATGAAAAAATTAAACTTTCTTCAATTAATTAAAACACAAAAAGAAAAAGAAAACCGTCGCCATCAAGCACAACTTGTTCATTTAGTTGGAGCAAAATAATGGCAGTTGTCACTCAAATTACAATCGCATCTGCTTTTACAATTACTTTATTATCCATTCTTATTCAGTGTTTATATAAGTAATTTAAAATTTATTATAAAAGAAAGAGAGTTGATCTCTTTCTTTTTTTATGCTATAGTCAAAATGAAACTTAAATTATTTTATGGATAGAGATAAAATAAAAGTAATTATAAGAAATATGGAACTTCTTCTTGATAGTTTAAAAGCAGAAATTTATACCGATGTTCCATCTTATAATTATGACGATATTATTCCTTATGAAGAAGAATATGACGAAAAATGATGAGAACTAAAAAAATGATTAATTTGCTTAAAACAGCAATCAAAAATAAACATATGTATTCTTTAGAAGAAATTGAATATATGGAACAACAATTAAGTTTTATAGAAAATAAAGTAAAAGAAGTTCAACATAAAGATTATAAAGGATTTGGAAAAAAATGAGTGTAAAATTAATTAGTGTAACTCCAGATGCTGAAAAACATATTGCTTATTGTGCCAGAGTAAGTAATCCATCAAATCAAGAATCCAGTAGTTTTGAAGGACTTATTCGTTATTGTATTAAACATAGGCATTGGTCTATTTTTGAAATGGCAAGTATGACTTTAGAAATTGAAACTACTCGTGGTATTGCTGCACAAATTCTTCGTCATAGAAGTTTTACATTTCAAGAGTTTTCTCAAAGATATGCTGACTCCTCTTTATTAGGAGAAATTCCTGTTCCACAACTTCGTCGTCAAGATGTAAAAAATCGTCAAAATTCTATTGATGATCTTTCTCCTGGTATGAAAGAGGATCTCTGGTTAAAAATTAATGACCATTTTCAGGAGTCTATGAGACTCTACAAAGAACTTCTTGATAAGGGAGTAGCAAAGGAATGTGCTCGCTTTGTATTGCCCTTAGCAACACCTACACGCATCTATATGACGGGTTCTGTGAGGTCTTGGATTACATATATTGCTCTAAGAGAAAAATCTGGAACACAAAAAGAACATATGGACGTTGCGAAAGAATGTAAAGTTATTTTCAATGAATGTTTTCCAATTACATCTTCTGCTTTAGGTGGAATTGAAACCGAATGGATTATTTGACCAATAAATATTTTATATTTTATGGAGGAATGAATTGTGCCAACATATCCAGTCAAAAATTTAAAAACAGGAGAGACTAAAGAACTTGAGATGAGTATTTCTCAATATGAGAAGTGGAGAAAAGAAAATCAAGATTGGGATAAAGATTGGCAGGCAGGAGTTGCTGGTGTTGGTGAAGTGGGTGAATGGAAGGATAAGTTAAATAAATCTCATCCTTCTTGGAACACAATTTTAGACCGAGCAGGCAAAATGCCTGGTTCAAACGTAAGAAGAAACTAAATGGCAAGAAGAAAAAGAACAGAACAACCAATTGGTGTTGGTCTTACTATAAGGCAGATAAAAAGAAAAAAACCAATTAGTTTAGATTATCTTATAGATATAGATCCTCTTACAGAAAATCAAAAAAAATTATTTGATTCTTATGTAGAAGGAAAAAATATAATTGCATATGGTGCTGCTGGAACAGGTAAAGCACAACCATTATATTCCAAAATTTTAACTCCTAATGGTTGGATTACTATGGGACAAGTTAAAATTGGTGATTATGTATTAACTCCAACGGGCAAAAAAACTAAAGTTTGTGGAGTTTTTCCTCAGGGGAAAAAGCATATTTATGAGGTTGTTTTTCACGATGGTTCTAAAACCAAGTGTTGTTTAGAGCATTTATGGGAAATTAACTGCCCCAGTGGATGGAATAGAAGAAAATCTGGAACTAAAAAAATAGTTAATACTCAATATATCATTGATTTTTTGCGTGAAAAAGAAATTAGAAAATCTTCAACTAATATCTCAATTGATTTAATTGAACCTGTTAAAACTGATGATATTAATTTGCCTTTAGATCCTTATATTGTCGGTTGTTTAATTGGTGATGGTTGTTTAACAACTTCTACTCCCAAAATAACATCAAAAGATGATGTGTTGATTTATAAATTACAAGAAATTATTGGAGAAGAATATTACATAAATCATTGCAAATCTTCTCAATATAATTATAATTTTATTGATAAATTATCTCGCAAAAATAAAGTTAACAGAATTACTGAGATCTTAAAAGAACTTGGACTACAAGGTAAAAAGTCTTATGAAAAAATTATTCCTTCAATATATGTTAATTCAGGAACAGACCAAAAACTTAATCTCATAAGAGGATTAATGGATACCGATGGAACTGTTGATTATAAAAACGGAACAGTTTCATTTTCAACAACAAGTGAAATTTTAGCAAAACAAGTTCAAGATATTATTTGGTCTTTTGGTGGAATTTGTAAAATTACTTCTAAAATTCCAACATATACTTATGATGGAATTAAAAAAGTAGGTAGAAAATCTTATAATGTTTGGATTACTGTTAGAAATCCAAAAGAATTATTTACTCTACAAAGAAAAAAAGACCTTTGTAGAGAAACTTACGACAAACTTCAATACCGAAGAAAAATTAAAAATGTAAATTATGTTGGAGAAGAAGAAGCACAATGCATTATGATAGATGATGAAAATCATCTTTATGTCACTGATGATTATATTATTACGCATAATACGTTCATCACACTTTATAATGCTCTTCGTGATGTTTTAGATGAAAGAACACCATATGAAAAAATTTATATCGTAAGATCTTTAGTTCCTACAAGAGAAATTGGATTTCTTCCTGGAGATCACGATAATAAAGCAGATATTTATCAAATTCCTTATAAGAATATGGTAAAATATATGTTTCAAATGCCAAGTGATGTTGACTTTGAGATGCTTTATGGTAATCTTAAATCTCAAGAAACAATTAAGTTTTGGAGCACTTCTTTTTTACGTGGTGTAACGATTGATAATGCTATTGTAATTGTAGATGAATTTGCTAATCTTAATTTTCACGAATTGGATTCAATTATTACTCGTGTTGGTGAAAATTGTAAGATTATGTTTTGTGGTGATGCAACTCAAAGTGATTTGGTCAAAACAAATGAAAGAAATGGAATTATTGATTTTATGAAAATTATTAGAACTATGCCGTCTTTTGATATTATTGAATTTGGTATTAATGATATTATTAGATCTGGAATTGTAAAAGAATATCTTGTTGCCAAATTGAATAGTGGAATGTAATGTTTACCCATATTGATATAGAACTTCCTAAATTAGATCGTGAAACAATTGATGGTGTTCGTTACTATACTATAAAAGAAGAACAAGAATTATTTAAATTAGTATCAATCACTTCTGTTACAAGTCATTTTAATCGTGAAATCTTCAATAACTGGCGCAAAAAAGTCGGTGAAGTGGAGGCAGAAAAGATCACTAAAGCGGCTACTTCTCGTGGCACAGACCTCCATTCTCTTGTGGAAAATTACCTTTATAATCAAATTCTCCCTCAAGTTCCGCCGCTTCCGGAGTTTCTTTTTAAAGTTGCTAAAAAAGAACTAAACAAAATCAATAATATTCATTGTTTAGAAGGTGCTTTATACAGTATAAAACTTGGTGTTGCAGGAACAACAGATTGTATTGCAGAACATAATGGTGAACTTGCTGTAATTGATTTTAAAACTTCTAAAAAACCAAAACCAGTTGAGTGGATTACTCATTATTTTGTTCAGGCAATGTTTTATGGTATGGCATACTATGAAATGACTGGAACTCCTATTAAAAAACTTGTAATTATTATGACTTGTGAAAATGGCGAATGCGTTGTTTATGAAGAAAGAGATTTTAAAAAATATATGAAATTAGTTGTTCAATATATTAAAAAATTTGTGGATGATAAATTAAAACTTATTTCTTCTTGACAAAATCTTAAGATTTCTTTATAATAAATATAATATTGTAAAAATAATGACAAATTATCTAAAAAATTTACTCTACATTGATATAGAAGAAATGGAAAAAAACGAAGAATTAGAAAAGGTCATAGAACAAAAATTTCTAACTCCATCAAAGTTCGCATTAGAAATTGAAAATATTGTAGTAAGTCATAAATTAAATTATATTGATGCTATAATTTTATTTTGTGAGGAAAATAATCTTGAAATTGAATCTGTTTCAAAATTAATTTCTAAACCATTAAAAGAAAAATTAAAATGGGACGCAATAAATCTCAATTTTATAAAGAAAACCTCTCGTGCTAAACTTACATTTTGATTGTGGCTCCTTTTGAAGTTTATTGTGAATATCTTGCCTTAAAAAATCATTTTTCCAATCCCAAATACGATTATTTTAAATATAATAAAAAAGTTAGAGCAACTGTAACATCTTTTAATCGCAGAAAAGATCGTTATTTTTTTGAAAGAACTTCTCGTAAATTTTCAGATAAAGAAATAGTAGATTTTTTAGTATCAAACTTTGTAGCGGTAGATTCCCCAAGCAACTTATGGATTGGATCAATTATAAATTCTGGAGAAAAAAATTACGCAGATTGGATGAAGAGACAACAGAGTTTGACATACTTGTTCAAAGAACAATCAATGGAATTGTTCTCAGAGAACGAATTAGAAAATGCGCTGAATTGTTCCAAAGGACATCCAATCGTTCTTAAAAATTTTTTGAAAGGGCAAATTTGTATTGAAACTTTAGTGATATATAATAAAATATTTGAATTTGGAAAAAAATTCGATAAAAAACTTTTAGATCCTGTATGGGAAACTGTAAGTTTGAAAATTAAAAAATATTCTCCATTTCTCCAGATAGATATTTTTAAGTATAAAAAAATTTTAAGGGATATTTTAAATGAATAGTTTTTTTGAATCTGACATCATACAAGAAGAAATAAAAGAAATTAATAGTCTTCAACAAGAAATATATTCAGATATATTTAATTTTCTTTCAATGACTGTTGAGGAAAAGCAAAATCATATTGATAAATTGTCTGATTTATTAGAAAAACAAAAAATTATGTATACCCGTCTTTCTTTATCTGACGATCCAAGAGCATTAGAATTAAAAGATAATTTAAAGAAATCAATATCTTTTATGGGATTCCCTCCAGAAACTGATATGAATTTAGTTTTTAATACTATACAAAAAACTATTAATGCTTTAAAAGAAAGAATGCAATAAAATTTTTGGCTTGACATCCATTTATAGGTACTCTATAATAAAGTCGTCGTAAAACCAAATCTAATTAATCTAAAAAAATCTTATGTCATTTCAAAATCTTAAAAAACAATCTAAACTTGGTTCTCTTACCGAAAAATTGGTAAAAGAAGTAGAAAAAATGAATTCTGGCAATTCGTCAGGTGATGATCGTGTATGGTCTTTAAGCGTAGACAAAGCAGGAAATGGATATGCTATTATTCGTTTTCTACCAGCACCAGAAGGAGAAGACCTTCCATTTGTAAAACTTTATTCACACGGATTTCAAGGTCCTGGTGGTTGGTATATTGAAAATTCCAGAACTACTCTTGGTGATAAAGACCCTGTTTCGGAATATAATACTCAACTTTGGAACAATGGAACTGATACGGGTAAAGAGCAAGCAAGAAAGCAAAAACGTAAACTGACATATATTAGTAATATCTACGTTGTAAAAGACCCAGCAAATCCAGAAAACGAAGGAAAAACTTTTCTATTTAAATACGGAAAAAAAATCTTTGATAAAATTGCTGCAGCAATGCAACCAGAGTTTGAAGATGAGACACCAATTGACCCATTTGATTTCTGGACTGGTGCAAATTTCAAACTTAAGGCAAAAAATGTTGCAGGTTATAGAAATTACGATTCCAGTGAATTTGCATCACCTTCTGCTCTTTTGAATGATGATGATAAACTGGAAGAGATTTGGAAAAATCAATATTCTCTCTCTGATTTTGTTTCACCAGATAAATTTAAAAGTTATGGTGAACTCAAACAACGCCTAAATATGGTCTTAAATGTTAAGACATCTCAGCGTCTTGATGAAGAAGTTGAAGATGAGGATAATTATCGTGATACAGAAAGTGAACTTCCTCAAGACTTAAAACAACAACTTAATAGTCTAAAACCATCTAAATCAGTTTCTTATGATGATGAAGATGATGAAACTCTATCATATTTTCAGAAATTAACTGAATCTTAATTTTTTGTTTTGTGTGGGGAGAATATTCTCCCCATTTTTTATGGTGATGTTACTCTGGTATTTTCAGTCTTTATTGTTTTTGTATCGACATATTGAGAAGATAAATCATAAATCATTGCTTTTCTCGTATCATTAATAAATTGTTGGAGATAAATTTTCTTCAGTAAATAAATTGATCTTTTATTATTATTTTTAATGGTCTCATATTCATAATTACTAATTCCAACTACAGGATTTAATGTTGCTAATTTATTTGATGGATTTGGAATAGTAAAATTATTATCAACAATTTTACCTGCAGGAAGAATTAATCTATCTTCAGAGTCTTTAACTTCTGTTGTTTCATAATGGTGAATATTATTTAAATTATTTCCGTATATATCTAAAGCATAATTATACAAATCTCTGTCAGATAATGGCCATTGATCTCTAACTCGTGTAATATTTGCAGTAGTTAAAACAACCCAATCAAATTTAGTGCTTCCATAATATTCTTTTGCTACTGTTTCTGGACGAGCACCATCTGGAATTTGATATTTTTGAAAAACTGTAAATACATTTTGTAAGTCATCACGAAGTTTTACTCTACGAAATAAATTTTTTACCGTTACATATTCATTTGATGAAAGTCTTCCTGGTAATAATGATTGATATTGTAAGTCCGGTAATTCTCTGAAGTAAGTCATTAGTATCCTACTCCTATTCCATCATCAGAACCATTTTCCGAAGTTGTAAGATAATCTTCATAGTAAATTGGAGT